CTTAACCCAGTAGCTTACAACTGGAAAGCCGATGGTAAAGCAGACGAAGGTTTAATAGCTCAAGAAGTATTAGACATAGTTCCTAACGCTGTATCAGGTTCAGAAGAAGATATGTACCAAATGGACTACAGTAAATTAGTAACTCCGCTTATTAAAGCGGTGCAAGAACAACAAGAATTAATAACAACGCTACAAGCTGAAGTAGCACTTTTAAAGGAGAAATAAAATGGCAATAGGATATACTTGGGATTGTAAAACTTGTGATACATACCCTACAAAAAGCGGTAAATCAAACGTGGTTTACAATGTTCATTGGAGCTTGTTGGCTACAGATGACACCAATAAAGATAGCGATGGCAATAACTGGACATCTAGTATGTATGGCACACAAGCTGTAAGTACAGATGATCTGTCTAGTTTTACTAACTGGTCAAGCCTCACTAATGCTGATGTGCAAGCCTGGGTAGAAGCTGGACTAACTGCTGATACAGTTACATCTATGAAGGCTTCATTGGATGCAAACATAGCTGCAAAAATAACACCAACATCCGTTACAAAAACATTAAGTTCGTAACATGGCTTTGCTACCAGTAACACCACCCGCAGGTGTAGTCACTAATGGAACAGACTACGCCAACAAGGGACGTTGGACTGATAGCAATTTAGTGCGTTTTCAGAACGGATACTTACGGCCTCTTGGCGGTTGGGAAAAGATCAGGAATACAGCGCTTACGGGTACGCCTACTGGAATGTTTGCCTACATTACCAATTCTGGTAAAAAGGTTTTAGCCGTTGGCACAAGACAAAAGATTTATGTCAACCATGACGGTACTTGGTATGACATAACGCCGTCTGGCTTTGTTACTGACCAATCAACAGATCCACTTGGTTTTGGTGCATACCATTACAACGTGGAAGATTACGGCGATGCGCGTTCACAGTCAGGACTCTTCTTTGATTCTAAGTCTTGGTCATTCGCTAACTTTGGCGAAGATTTACTTTTTTGTTGTGCAAGTGATGGCAAGATTTATAAATGGTCGCCATCATCACCAGCTACGATTGGCGCACAGCTAACAAACTCTCCAACTGGTTGTTCTGGTGTTTTAGTAACCAACGAGCGCCATGTTTTAGCTTTGGGTGCAGGCGGAGATCCAAGAAAGGTACAATGGTCATCAAGAGAGGCAAGCACAACCTGGACAGCCGCAGCAACAAATACCGCTGGTGACTTACAGATACCAACGGGCGGCAGAATAACAAGTGCGGTGAAGTGGCAAACAGATGTCATCATCTTTACAGATACAGGTATAGCAAGACTTTACTACACGGGTTCTCCTTTTATATACGGCATACAAGACGCTGGTACTAACTGTAAAGCTGCAAGTCCGCGAACCATAGTTGCTGCTGGTAACTTCTTGTCATGGATGGGTGAAAACTCCTTCTTTGTCTTTGATGGCTCTGTTAAGGAAATCAAGTGCGATGTGCATGACCACATCTTTGACAACATTAAATACAATTACAGGCGTATCGCTTGTGGTGGTCACAACTCCAACTTCAATGAAATCATTTGGTTTTACCCAGCAGGAGATACTGCAAGCAATCCAAACAAATATGTAATATGGAACTACGTTGACAATGTTTGGTCAATTGGTTCTATGGACAGAGGATGCTGGATAGACCAGGGTGTCTTTGACTACCCTATTGCTTGTGACAGCTTGGGGAATGTTTACCAGCATGACAGCACCACATTAAGCAACTCAGAGAACTTGGGAGCAGCAGTTCCTTACGCAACATCAGGGCCTATAGAGATCGGCAATGGCGATAACTATGTGCAATGTAATCAAATACTACCAGATGAAGAAGCAAACGCCTTACCAGGCGTTACAATTAGTTTTAAGGGCAAATTTACACCGCTTGGAAGTGAAACAGACTTTGGTTCTTTTACTTTTGAGAACGATGGCTATACCGATGCAAGGTTTACAGCAAGACAAGTATCAATGACTGTAACGGGATCAACCTCACAACAGTTTCAGGTTGGTAACATAAGATTAAATTTAAGAAACAGAGGTCGTAGATAGTGGCAAGAAAAACGCTAACTAGACCAAGCGGAGAATACGATAAAAACTATCTGAATTATTTGATTTCAGAAATAGAGTATCAAACGGGTATTACTTTTAACAAAGGTGAAAGGATACAGATAGGCGGCGGAGATGCCACCGAATTAGTATTAGTGAGTCCAAATGGAACAAAATATAAGGTTAGTGTCGCAGACAACGGAACACTCTCAACCTCAACAACAGTCTAAAGAGGACTGGGAGATTGAGTTTGATAGGTTGGAGAAACATATTATTCGTGCATTAAAGCACCAAGATATGTATAATTTGAGTGATATTAAAGAGAAAATACACCAAGGTATGTTTCATATCTGGGGTGGTAAAAACTCAGTAATGATAACTGAGTTCGTAGAATATCCTAGAGTAAAGGTAATGAACTTACTTTTTTGCGCTGGTGACTACAAGGAGCTAGAAGCAATGCTACCTAGCTTTGAACAGTTTGCAAAACACTTTGGTTGCAAAAGAATTTATGGTGGTGGTCGTAAAGGCTGGCTACGAAAAATTAAACATCTTGGCTTTGAACAAGAATATCTGGTTAGAAAACAATTATGAGTAAAGGAAAAAGCACAACTACAACAACTACAGATCCAACACAAATGAGAATGTATGAGGACTTATACAATAAGTCCAAAGGCATAGCCTCACAGCCTTTTGTACCTTACACGGGAGCAAGGGTAGCTGGGTTCAACCCAGACCAACTGCAAGGCTTTGATGCAACAAGAAATATGTTTGGTCAATCCATGGGTTACGATCCAAGAAGTCAGTTAAACACATTAGCTGGTCAAGCTGCACCAACTGTTTCACCTGTTACTGGTTCATCAACAGACATCATGCGTAGTGACATAAGAGATGTTAAACCAACATCTTTGTTAGACACAAACCTAGGCGCATACCAAAACCCGTTCCAAGAACAAGTCATAGATAATACCCTTGGTGATTTAAACCGAGCAAGACAGATGCAACTACAAAGCGACCAAGACGCAGCTATAGGCAGAGGCGCATTTGGTGGTTCACGTTCAGCATTACTAGAAGCAGAAACCAACAGAAACTTTGCAGACAGAGCTGGTAATATTTCAGCTAACTTACGATCACAAGGTTTTGACAGAGCTACAGGTTTAGCTGGTCAAGACATAGGCAGAGACTTTTCAGCACAACAAACAATGGCAGATGCAGACAGACAGGTTGCTATGGCTAACGCTGGTTACGGCAATCAGTTTGGCATGGCTAACCTAGACGCACAAAACAGAGCATCTTTTATGCAACCAGGATTGGATATGCAAAACAGACAGTTCCAAGCTGGTTTGCTTGGCAATCAACTAAGCGATCAATACAGAAACTTAGGCATGCTATCTGGTATTGGTGGTCAACAACAAGGACTACAACAAAGAGGCATGGATGCAGGTTACGGAGAGTTCATGCGAGCGCTCAACTATGGCCCACAACAACTTGGCTTACTGGCACAAGGTGTTAGTGCGTTGCCTAATCAGAGTAATACTACATCAAGCAACAAGCCTGGAACACTAGATCAGTTAGCACAAGCAGCAGCTATTTATTCTGGATTTGGTCTTTAAGAGGAGATAATTATGGCAAATATATTTTCAAATTTTGGTAATAAAGTAGGAAACGCTTTTACCAACCTTGGTCAAGGAGGAAACTTATTTAATGCAGATCCTACAAAAATAGCAGCTTTATCTGAAGAAGATAGAAGAAGATTGAAACGAGAAGGGTTAGAAAGATTTGCTAACTCTTTAGGCGTAGCAGCAGCTATAGGCAGTGGCGACCCACAAAGAATGGCAATGGCTCAAAATAAAATGAGACAAGCAAAAATAGATAAAGAAAATGCTAGAGTAAAAGCAGATCAGAAGGCAAAGCAAAAACAATTAAAAGAACAACAAGACGCATTTATAAAAGCTAATCCTCAATATGCAAAAATGATTAATATGAATAAGTTGTTTGGTGTTAATCCACCCGCTAAAAAAGATAGAAGAATAGTTTTACAAAAC